AAAAAAAAAGAAGTCAAAAAATTAAAAAAAAAAGAAAAAAAATATTATTTAAATAATTCACAAATAATTTTCGATTATTTTGAAAAAAAGAAAAAATTATCTGAAGGTAATAATAAAACAAAAATATTACATTCTTTTTTTGATGGAAAATGTAAAGATAAAAATAACGATAAAAATATTAATTGTGTACAACAATATATGAATAATTTGGATAATTCACAAATTAATTTAAATAATTATAGAGTTAAATATGATAAATGTAAAAAATGCGGAGGTGAGTTAATTAAGGTTGAAAATATGGGTGTTATGGTTTGTAATCAATGTAGTCAAATTTTACCATTTTTAATAGAAAATGAAAAACCTTCTTATAAGGAACCTCCTAAAGAAGTGTGTTTTTATGCTTATAAAAGGATCAATCATTTCAGAGAAATATTAGCACAATTTCAAGCAAAAGAAACTACTCAAATACCAGATGAAGTTATCGAAGGTATCAAAAATCAAATTAAAAAAGAAAGAATGAATATTAATCAATTAACTAATATCAAAGCTAAAGATATCCTTAAAAAATTAGGTTATAATAAATATTATGAACATATACCTTTTATTAAAGATAAACTAGGTATTAAACCACCAATTATGTCATCTGAATTAGAAGATATTCTTTGCAATCTGTTTTTAGATATACAAAAACCATATTCTAAAAATTGTCCGGGAGATCGTGTTAACTTTTTAAATTATTATTATGTACTATATAAAATGTGTGAACTTTTAGATGAAAGTTCTTTCTTACCCTTTTTCCCCATGTTAAAAGACCCTGTAAAAAGAATCGAACAAGATGAAATTTGGAAAAAAATTTGTGCCGATTTAAATTGGCAATTTATACCTACCATTTAATAAATTGAATAACTTATTTATTTGAATACATTAATAAGTAAATATAAGTATGTCAATTAAAACAGTTCTTCAAACAGACACTGGTAAATTTATTTTAGTAATTTCTATATTAATGATTTGTTTTGTATGTGTTATATTTAAAATATTTTGCATTGGTGGAACAAGAGATGTTAGACAAAGAAGTAAAATTGTACCTGTAGAAAAAAAGGAAGAAACTATTATTGAATTAACTATAAATCCATATAATTTTGTTAAAGTTATTGAAACAAGTCTTCATAATATTCATGAAAATTTAAATGAAAAAGAAATTGCTTATATTGAAATTTAATATTATATATACTTAGTGTATATGGCGACATTCAATATTGTTTTTGAGAAAATCCTTTGGGTTTTTTGCAATTGATAGTTTATATTTTCTACTCCATCTTCTTTTGGGGGATTTTCCCCCATACCCCCTTTTCTTTTTCCTTCTTCTTTTTCTTCTCTTTTTTGTTTTCCAGCGACGAGTTTTTCTCCTCGTTTTCCTTCTTGTTCTTCTTTTTCTTCTCTTTTTTGTTTTCCAGCGACGAGTTTTTCTCCTCGTTTTCCTTCTTTTACCACCCAAAAATTGGGCTATGTAATTTCGTAGATGACCCGCACCCGGCGCGCCTGGAACTCCTTTGCCAAAAGGTTTTCCTTTAATGGTTTAACCGTGCTTAAAAGCAAGGTTCATATTTTTTTTATTTTTGGCAGAGATACTGTCTAATATTTCGGCAACATCATTTTTTTGATTTTCAATTAATTTTTTAGTGCGATTGACCTTCCAGGCATTATCTTTCGAATTCCATGGTTGATCTTGTTGAAGTTTCAACCTGCCTTCCAATTCATCTTTTAACTCATTCAATGAAATTAAATTTTTTTCTAGATATTGCTGCAATTCTTTTATATTTGTTTCTGTCATTATATACACTGACCATTATTAACTAACTATAATTTTATAATTGTTTAATTAGCGTCTTCTTTTTTGTTACCGATAAATCTTCCAGTTCATTTTCCGTTCTAGAAAATTATAGTTATTAATATTTAAATTTAATATTAATAATTTAAATCATATTATCATGTAGGGAATCCAACATTCTTAACGGGGAAAACCAACCAAATTGGCACCAATACCGAATCCTGCACCAGATCTGGCAGAAGAAGCCATACTTGGGAGGAATGAGTCCAAGATACTAAAGGTTGCGGCGGCAGATAAGGCAATCATGGCAACTTCGTCAACTTTTAAAGATTTGGCAGGTATTGTGTAGGCAGCAATAGCGACCATAATACCTTCAAAAATGTATTTAACAGCTCTAGTGAGCAATTCTCTAACGTTTACTATATTCTGTAATTGATCCAGCATTTATAAATAATGCCGAGAAAAAAATATTATTTAAAAAAAATATTATTTAATAAAAATATTATTTAATAAAAATAAAACTTAAAATATTAAGATTAATAAAAATTATAATGGAAAATAATTTTGAAAGACAAATTAAACCGGATGGTACAAAAAATACTAAATATATTGATTTGTTGGATGAAGATAGACCATTGTCTGGACAAAAATTTGCTTGTATAAGTTTTGTTTCACCAGATAATATTTTAAAGAAAAAAGAAATGTTTTTTTTCGAAAAATTCCTAAAACATTGGGATTTTTCTAAATGTATTAAAAAAACAACTCAGTTTTTAAATTTTGTTTCTTTTAAACACAACATTAATTTTGATGATGTTATGAAAGATTTTGAAGATTTTGTAAAAAGCGAAAAAGAAACTCTTATTGAAACTTCTATCGAAGATGAATATGCTACGTTCATAGATAATAAGGAAGAGGATTTGCAAAAAGAATTTAATATTCAAAATAATTTCCAAACAAATGTTAGGGGATTAAAAGTTCGAGGCGTATATCCTTCTCAGGAAGAGGCTGAACTTAGATGTAAAATGTTGCGTGAAATTGACCCGCATCATAACGTATATGTGGGTCCTGTTGGAATGTGGATGCCCTGGGAACCAGATGCTTATAAAACAGGACGTGTTGAATATTTGGAAGAACAGCTTAATCATTTAATGAAAGAGAAAAATAACAACGATGGTTATGCTAAAGAACAGTTTGATAAAAGAGTCAGAGACGCAAAAAATAATGCCATCGAAGAAAATGTTAAATTAGCCAAAAAAACAGGTAACAAGCTTACTCAAAATATTGATAAAGAAGGTGAACTCGTAGGTAATGACGTCAATACAATTGAACGTTCTCTGGGTTCAGATAAAAATGTAAGTAGTGCTGATATCAGAAAAGAGTTGTTTGAAGGTGAAAATATTCGTACTAAAGATAGCGATTCACCTAGAACAGCTAGAAAAAAAATGATTGAAAAGTATGCCAACGAAGACACAACCAACGAAGACACAACCAACTAGATAATTAATTTATATTAAAATTTTTAAAATATAAATTACCATTTGCTTTTTTTTACATTAATTCTGGGACCTTTTGAACTTTTTCTGGGATCAAAATCTTCTTCTTCATCATCCGACCCTAAATCTTTAGATATATCCCAAAATTCTTTTGCTCCTAATTTAAAATCACCATGCGGCATTGCTTTATACCAAAAAATTTGGTCCTCTAATTTATTTGATTTTGCATTATTTGATATTACCAAACATTCATAGTTTTCTGTACATTGGTCCATAACTTGACAAAAACTTTCAAATGTCGGAAACATACCTGCGAAATTTTCGTAAATCCTTTTTCTATTTGTTAAATAAGGTTCTCTTAGAACAAATGTGTAATCAATATTTGTTCTAAGATTTGGTGGTACTCCTAATGGATATTGCATAGTAATTATCAACATAATCTTCCAATGTCTTCCATTCATAAATAAAAGCCTCATTAGTTTTTCTCTAGCCCATGTATTGTCATATAAACAATCATCCAAAATTACAAAAGCTCTAGGATCTATATTTGACCTTTTATATGCTATTTTTTCCTTTTTCACTTGTTTCATTACAATTTTTTGTCTTTTTAATATATTTTCAATAATTGCAGTATTATATTCATCATGTATGAATAATTTAGGAACCATGTTCCCATAAAAACCATTTCCGGCTTCTGTACCCGAAATTACCGTTCCAATAGGAATATCTTGATGATAATATAATAAATCTCTAACTAAAAAACTCTTACCTGTATCACGTCTACCAATTAGAACAACTACAGGTCCTTGGTTCTCTTCTGGTCTAAATGATATATTTTTCATATCGAACTTTTTTAATTCCAAATTCATATAAAAATAAGATATTTAAAATATAAAATATAATACGCAAAAATGAGTTAAATATTATAATTTCTTTTTCTATAAAATATGTTTACAATTAATTATAAAAAAAATGAAAATGATACTTTATTTAAAAATTTTAATAATGAAAATTTAACAAATATAAAACAATGTCAGAATTATGTACCTATAT